TAGATGGATCAGCAGATAATACAGGAGCCGGAGATCAAACTGCCGGTGGCGGTGGAGTCGGTGGTGTCATTACTATCAACGAGAACTATATTACCGCTGGCACTGGAGCAGCCGGACTTAGTTGGTATTGGGACGGCACTACTTGGAAGTTAAAATAATAGGGTATAAATAGTATTATGGCAACTTATATAGGATTCTCAACAATTAATGCAGACAAACCTCGTACTGTCAATCCTATACCTGCTGTTGATGGAGAAGCAAACGGCATAACTAATCCTATTGTTTTTGGTAAAAAGTTTAGATTGACTGATGAACAACTTGTTATACAAGATTTAGTTAATGCACTTAATATCAGACGTGGTGAAAAAGTCGGTCAACCTAATTATGGAACTACATTATGGGACTTTATTTTTGAACCCAATACAAGTGATGTTCAAATTGAGATACAAAATGAAGTCAGACGAGTTGCTGGGTTAGACCCGCGTCTTACTATCAATACAATACAAGCATATCCTAGAGATAATGGTATTTTAATAGAAGTTCAACTATCAATTACTCCATACAATAATGCTGGAGATCTAGCATTATTCTTTGATTCTCAAACAAATGTTGCCGCTATAGCATAAAAAAAGTCGGTTTTTCCATAAAGATAAATACTTGAAACAGGGAAAAACTATGGCTACAAGTTCAAGGCAATCAGGACTCTTTGGAGTAAATGATTGGAAAGCAATCTACGAAACCTTTCGTGAGGCAGACTTTCGATCATATGATTATGAAACTTTAAGAAAAAGTTTTATTGACTATATTAAAGTTTATTATCCTGAAACTTACAATGATTATATCGAAAGTTCAGAGTTCATTGCTCTACTTGATGTTATGGCTTTTATGGGTCAAGGTCTTGCCTTTAGAAACGATTTAAACACACGTGAAAATTTCATCGACACGGCCGAACGCAGAGACTCTGTAGTAAAATTAGCAGACTTAGTTGGTTACACACCTAAAAGAAATTCATGTGCATCTGGATACTTGAAAGTAACATCTATTAGAACAACTGAAAATGTCAAAGATGCAAATGGAGTTAATCTAAGCAACACTCCGATCAGTTGGAATGATCCATCTAACTCTAATTGGTTAGATCAGATGAATGCAATATTCAATGCGGCTATGGTTGATTCACAAAAAATAGGACGACCAAGCAATAGTGCTGAAATTTTAGGTGTTAGAACAAGTGAATATGGAATAAGACTTCCAGATGGTACAATGCCTATTGTACCCTTTACTTCACAAGTAGACGGTAAAGGTATGAACTTTGAATTAGTGAGTTCAACATCATTAGATGAAAACTATGTATATGAGATTCCTCCGGCGCCGACTAATAAAATTAATATGTTATATAGAAATGACAAGTTAGGTTTTGGTAGCCCGAATACAGGCTTTATGTTTTTCTTTAAACAAGGATCACTGACTCCATTTAACTTTGATTTTCAACAACAAATTTCAAATCAAACAATTAACATTGATGTTGCAGGCGTAAACGAATCTGATACTTGGTTATATCAATTAAGTGCAGATAACACATTAGGTGCATGGTCACAAGTAGAAAATGTTTATGCTGATGCTTACTTACAAACAGAGTCAAGTGATAAAAAAATATTTTCTGTAAACTCACGTGTAAATGATCAAGTTACATATGTATTCGGTGACGGAGTATTCTCAGAGATGCCCGTAGGCAACTTTAAAGCATATGTAAGATCAAGTAATGCATTAACATATACTATTGATCCTTCGGAAATGAACGGAGTAAGTGTTTCTCTTACGTATGTTGACAGAGTAGGCAGTAAACAAACTTTGTCTATAAACTTTGCACTACCTGTCGCAGTAACAAATGCACAAGCAAGAGAACCATTAGCACAGATTAAGCAAAGAGCGCCAACAAGATACTATACACAAAATCGAATGGTAAACGGAGAAGACTACACAAACTTCCCTTATACTTTATATAACTCTATTGTTAAATCAAAAGCAATCAATAGAAGTTCTATTGGTGTATCTAAGAATTTAGATTTACTTGACCCTACTGGAAAGTATTCAAGTACAAATTCATTTGGTGATGACGGAGCGTTATACCAAGACAATGAAGATGGCTTCTTAACATTGCAAGTGAACAACACATCAGACATCATTCAATTCTTCACTGATGATTTAGCATCAGTACTTGCATTGAATCGTGCTAATCAGTATTACATTCAAAACTATACACGTTATGCATATCCAGGCACAAGCGGTGGAGATACTTTATATTGGAAAACAAGTTCAGTTGACACAACAAGTGAAACTGGATATTTTTACTCACTTGATGGGACCATAGAAAGACCTCAACCTATAGGAACATTTACTACTACTAATGCAACGTATGCAACTAAAGGAGCATTATTAAAATTTGATGCGCCAACTGGATTTTATTTTGATGCAGACAATCGTTTAGTTGCAGGAGTACCCACTGGCGGAGAAAAAAATTATATATGGTCAACAATATTAAATGTTGTTGGTGATGGTAATAACAACGGCGAAGGAACATTTGCAAACGGTCAGGGTCCAGTAACAGTAAATGGTTATATACCTGACGGCGTAATACTTACAGAACTTATTCCGGTGTTTGATAATTCTTTATCAAGTGATGTCATACAAGAAGCAATTCTTAAAATTGAATTACAACAAGATTTTACTTTAATCTTTAACAACTCACTATTGATTAACCAAGAACGTTGGTCAATTGGCTCAGCATCAAATGCAAATTACTTTGTTAAATTTACTAGTTTAGGAAACAATCGGTATACAGTAACTTATCGATCATTAACATACTATTTTGGTAGTGTTGCTGATACAAGATTTACTTATAACAAAGATGAATTAGTATATGATCCGTTTACAGGTAAAATCATACAAGACTTTATTAATGTATTGGGTATTAACACAGTATTCAATACAGCAACTGCATTAGGAGAAGATACTAAAGTTAATATATTAGGGCAAACAGTTGAAAGTGACGGTTATGTAAACGACTTCCAAGTTGAAGTTGCCGCAACTGATGTAAACAACGGTCAATTAATATTAGACCCAGACTTCTTTAACGACATTACTGGCTATGTAAATAATGGCGCAAATATTGGAGTCTATGTATTCTTTAGAACTATTACTGACCCAGTAAATTTAACAAGACAATTAATTGTACCAAGTACAGATATTGTTTATACTTATGGAACTAAAAATCAAATTGAAATTGTCAAGTATGAGTTCCCTGAAGGACAACTATTTTATGCATACACTGATAACAAATTCTATAAGTCTATACAAGACCCTACTATAACAACTCCTAATTATATTATGACTGAACAATTAGATTATTCTATTAAGTCAGGAAGACAAGGACTGGATTATCAATATAGACACAATGCTAATAACACAACACGTATTGATCCTGCAACAACAAATATCGTTGATCTTTATGTAGTAACACAATCATACTATACGGCATTTAATAATTATATTAAAGATACAACAAACACTGTTAACAAACCTAATCAACCAACGTTGAATGAATTGAATACGACATATCCAAAAGTACAAGATTTTAAAATGCTGTCAGATTCAGTCATATTAAATAGTGTTACATTTAAACCATTGTTCGGGCCTAAAGCAGATCAATCATTGAGAGCAACTATTAAAGTGGTAAAATCACAATCAACAAATGCATCTAATAGTGAAATCAGAAGTTCTGTATTAGCGGCGATGGATAGTTATTTTGATATTAACAATTGGAACTTTGGCGATACTTTCTTCTTCTCAGAATTAAGTGCGTATCTACATGAACAAATAGGAGAACTAGTGAGTTCGGTCATACTTGTTTCAGATGATCCAGAAAAATTATTTGGTGATTTATATGAAATTAAATGTAGACCGTATGAGATATTTGTAAACGCGGCTACTACAAATGATATAGTAATTGTACCTGCACTAACTCCTGCAACAATGCAGTCATAAGGTTGTAAATAAAATATGGCAAAGATCAGAACATTAGAGTTTCTACCTGAGATATTTAAAACCTCTACCAACGCACAATTCTTAGGTGCAACATTAGATCAATTAGTAAATGAACCCAAAACAGAAACGTTGCAAGGGTACGTTGGAAGTAAGTTTGGGTACGGTGTCAATGCAAAAGATTATTATGTAACAGAGCCAAACAAAACAAGAACAGATTATCAGTTAGCACCTGGCACTGCATTTCTAAACGAAAATCAATCTACTGCTAAAGACTTCTTAACATACCCAGAACTTATTGATGCATTGCAACTTAAAGGTGGTGTAACACTAGATAATTCTCGTTTGTTTAACAGTCAAATTTATTCATGGGATTCATTTACAGACTTAGATAAGTTAATTAATTTTAATCAGTACTTTTGGATACCAGATGGTCCTCCAGCAGTCACAGTTGCTAGTGCTACTGTGTTCTCAGAATCTGATTACATTGTTACTGACACATCAAACGCATATAGCATTAAAGCATTAGGCGCCGCATCTGGTTCTCTCAATCCTACATTAACATTGTTGCGTGGTGGTTCATACAGGTTTGCAGTAAACCAAGAAACTCAGTTTTGGATACAAGGTGTTCCGGGAATAACTGGATTAGATGGAGCACAAAACACAAGAGAAATCTTGGGTGTCAATAACAATGGTGCAACTACAGGTTATGTAACATTTACTGTTCCTAATAGAGAAGCACAAAATGACTTTTTATTCCCTGGCGAAAACTCAGTAGGTGTTGTAAGTACAAAACTATTTTCAGAAGTCAATGGATTAACAGTTAGTCAAGTAGGAAATATTGATGGTGTCACTTCACTAGAAGGTCTTACTGTTATGTTCTATCAAACAGAAGAACCAAACGAAGTAGGATTCATACAATCTTTCTTTGATGAAAACGGCGCAAACTATGATGTTAATTTAACATCTCCTGAAATTGTTGCTCCGGTAACTTTATCAATTGATGAGACAACAACATCACAACTTAAGTTGTCATCTGGAACAACAACAGACTTAGTTGCAAATCAAACAGTTACATTTACAGCAGTACCTGATAGTGATCCATTACTTGGTGGACTAGATGTTGACACGATTTACTATGTTAAAGATATTATCAATTCAACATCATTTACTATTTCATTAACATTGAATGGTCCGACATTATCATTAGTTGCTGATACAGGTTCAATGGTAGCAAACATCAATGAAGGTTTGTGGGAAGAAGGCTTTTACACAAATGTTAATGAAAACTTTTATACAATTACATATGTAGGAGATTCATCAGACCCAACAATTCGTTTGATTCCCGCTGGTGTAATACCAACCGAAGAAAAGATTACTGCTCAATTTGGTACAGAATACATCGGCTTAGACTTTTATAGATCATTAGCAGGTGAGATTACAAAAGTACCTTATCTCTCAGCATTATTAGATACATTATACTACCAAGACGGCACAAATGCAAATAAAGTGGGTGTTATTAAATTAATTGAAAGTAATTTAACAAACACTTTAGATGTTGACGAAGATATCTTAGGTCAAAAAACATTTACATCAACAAATGGAGTAGTATTTACAAACGGATTAAAAGTACAATTCAATGGAGATGTTATTCCTTCAAAATATTTGTCAGGTGAGTATTATGTGCAAGGAGTAGGTGAATCTATTAACTTGATTCCTACAACAGACTTAGCAGTACCTGAAGATTTTACAGGAACAAACTATATTCCTTATGATTCGTTACCGTATTCAATTGGTAACTTTGATACAGAGTTGTTTATTCCTATCGACCAAGATTATATTACGATCGGTAGAAATTCTATTAATAAAAATGCATGGTCACGATCTAATAGATGGTTTCACATCGATGTTATTAATGCAACGGCTAAATATAATGATGACCCGTCAATCGTTACAACTTATGCAACAGGGTCTGCAAAAGCAAAACGACCAATCATTGAGTTTTATCCAAACTTAAAACTATTTGATGCAGGAACAATTGCAAAAGCGCCTATAGATTTTATAGACACAAGAACAACGAATGCATTTGACCAAGTTGCAAACAAGCAACAATACTATCCTGACATAGAAACATATACAAGTTACACTGCTACAATCGCAGGTGTAACAGGAACAAGTACGACAATTACTATTCCAACAGCAGACATTTATACGTCATTTGATGTTAATATGTATATAACAGACTCTAACTCTACATTACCCAACAATACACAAATTACAAATATTGAAGTAGTTGGAACTAATACTATTTTAACAGTTGGGTTTGCTAACTCAACAGTAGTTGGTCAAACAAATGTATCAATTGTAGGAAGTGATATAACTGTAAACAATTATGAATTGTTCTCCGGCGCAAGAGTTGTCTTTACAGCAGATACAAATTTAGAAGTTAGAAACAAAATTTATGTTGTTGGCTTTTCAACAATTACATTTGGATCTACTCCAATCATAACTTTAACTGAAGCAGAAGATTCACTGTGTTTACCAGATGATCAAACAGTAGCACTTAGAGGATACAATTATCAAGGTTCTACTTTTTGGTTTGATGGTGTAACGTGGGAAGAAGCACAACAAAAACTTGTAGTTAATCAGGCACCACAGTTCGATATCTTTGACAAAGATGGAGTATCATTTGGTGATGCAACAATTTATCAAGGTACATCATTTTTAGGTAACAAACTATTTTCTTATGGTAGAGGCACTGGCATCAATGATGCTATACTTGGTTTCCCACTACGTTACTCAGCAGTAGACAATGTAGGTGATATTAGTTTTGATTGCTCTCTTAATGTTGACTCATTCTCATATGTTACTGGGTCAACACCAGTAACTGAGAAAGTCAATACAGGTTATGTGTATAATTATTCTACACGTATCGACAAAACACGTGAGTTGGGCTGGCAAACAGCACTTGCCCCCTCAGTTCAGTACCAAGTATTTGAATTAGAATATAGCAAAGGGTCCGTAGCCTCGTTCACGTGTGATGTTGCTGTAATACCTGAAGCAGATGATTCATGGCCACGTGTGCAAGTATATGTGAACAATGTATATCAATTAGAATCTACATATACAATTACAGAAACTGACAAGACAACAAAGATTACATTAAATACTGCTCCAACAGTAGATACGCCTGTACAAATTTTAATACTGAGTAATCAGACATCTAATTCTGCTTATTATAGCATACCTATTAATTTAAGCAACAACCCTTTTAATACAGATTTAGAAATTGCAGACATTGGTGACATTAGATCACAATACCAAGACATCTTTATTAACAATCCAAACTCAGAAGGTACAATTTTTGGATCAAACAATTTAAGAGACTTAGGTAACTTAGTTCCTTACGGCACAAAGATTATTCAAAACTCTGCATCATTAGTATTGCCTAGTGTGTTCTTACGTAAGTCAGAGCATAATTTATTCAATGCACTACAATACAATTCTAATCAATACATTCAATACAAGCAACAAATTGTAAAAACTGTAAATGATATTGAATGGGAACGAAGATTTGAACCTAGTTATATTTTAGATACAGCACTAGAACAAATAGTATCAGCAAAGTCTGAAGAAGATTCTTTCTTCTGGTCAGATATGTTGCCATCACAAGCACCTTACAAAACAAATACATATACGTTTGCAAACGCATTGCAAGAGTCTATTTACCCTCTAGCCCAAACGTATGATTTTACTAAAGCAAATTATAATGGTGTGCTTGTTTATCTAACAAGAACAACATCAGGCGTAACACAGACATCTCAGTTAATCAGAGACGTAGACTATGTTGTATCAACAACATCACCTTCGTTGACAGTAACTAAAGATTTAGAAGCAGGCGATGTTGTTACTATTAAAGAATACAATCAAACATATGGTAACTTTGTACCTAATACCCCAACTAAGTTAGGCATGTATCCTAAATGGAAACCTGAAATCGTATTAGATCCAAACTATCAAACGCCAACATATATGTTGAGAGGACATGATGGATCGTATACATCTTTGTATACATTAGATTATACACCAGAGACAGGACTTACTGATTTTAGAGATCAAGCATTATTAGAATTTGAAACTAGAATCT